GCGGCAGTGTCATCACTAAGGACTAAACCCTCAATAAATGTGTTTGCATCAGCAAGAGTTATATAAGTGTTGGCATTAGCCCCACCAACAGTAGCATCAAGAGTTATCGCCATTGAGTTTTACCTTTTTGGGCTTAGATTTTGGTTTTGGCTTTTCAAGAGTTTGAACAAGTGAAGCTGCTTTATGGGCAGCCTCATTTTGTTCTCTCATTCGCCTAAAAGCGAACATTGCCATTAGCTTGATGCACCTTTAAGTCCAACAAAAGTAATGACAATAGCTTCACTTAAGTTGCCAGCAGATACATTAGAAACTGTAATGTTAAATGACCCAGCAGCAACAGTGTTGACATTAATTAAATATGCTCCACCAGTTCCTCCTGATGAATGAAGTGCATAAGGAGCATCAGTTGCAGAACACTTACTGTTAGTGACTGTGAAAGATACTTCTGTGCCAGCGTCAAGCTGTGCATTGTTCATTGTGATTTGTCCAGACTCTGTATTTAGAGTTACACCTGTTGATTTGTTTGTGGCCTGAGTTACAGTTCCACCGTCTGTTGGGCCTACTAAAGACCCAGCAGTTACTTCAAATAGTGATGGCATGATTAATCCTGATTAGATACGTTTGTTGCGCGAACAATACCAATGTTCTTTGTCTCATACACTTTCGACCATGAACCAACTGTCTCCAAAACTGTTCTGCTTGGGTTAACTGTTGAAACTGCGTACTTAAGACCGACTGGGTGATAGATGTAGTGAAGATCCACTGCCATTGCTTCCTCAAGAGCAAGAATGTCTCTATCTGTTTGTGTTCTGATTGGTGCTTGCTCACCTGTAACAACTGCTCCTTGTGTAAAGAAGAATGTTGAATACTCAGTAGAGGCTCCAGAACCTGTTGTTGGAATATCGTCAGAAACGATAATTCTTAAACCACCAAATGTCTCAACAACATTAGGGCCATCAAAAGCTCTTGTTGTGCTACCACCTGTAGCATCTCCATCTGGTGCGCCTGTGTTGTCATAGATGCGATCAATCATATTACGCTCTAACAAGTCACCATAAACATTAGAGTGCATTGCTATTGCTGTAAGCTTGCCGCCTTGATCTCCAAGCTTTGATTTAGCTCTTGCGATATGACGAGGGCTTAATACTGTAGGAGTATCACCAGACTCACTGTCGATAGTTAGATCAAATAAAGCTGAACTACTTGAGTTTGCGTTGATAGATCCAAATGCACCAGTTAAGCAAGAATATAAATCCTTTTGCTTTTGGTTATTTACATAAGCAGCCATCTTCTGAGCAATAGCAGCCATAGGATCTATGCCACCACCTACTGCAAGTGAAGCTAAATCTCTAGAACTGAAAGCTCTACCTCTATGAAGTACAACTCCAATTTGGTTGTCAGCAGTGATCTTGCTAGGTGTTAATGATGTTGAATCTGTTAAGACTTCAAAATCTCCAGATAAATTTGCTTTATAAAAAGGAAGCTTGACGAAATCGCCCCCACGCTCTGCGGATAAATTTAATTCTGCCAAAGGTTGCACGACCCCACTTTGAAGAAAGCTATCAGTCTGTGTAGTAGCTTCGATCAAATAGGGTGTAAACACCTCAGGAATAATTAAATCCGATCTTAATGTTGCCATTAGAATTTAATTAATATGTTTACCATCGGGTGCAAACCCTAGCCAGTGCAAACCAGATAAACCTATATTAACCGCTAACTGCGTTTTTGAGCATATTATATTTATTTATATCTGTCCTATATAACCTACTTTGTTCTGTAAGGTTGAAAGAATCAGGTGCAAAGGGGTTCTTTTCACCAGCTAATACTGTTTCAGTCTGAACCTTTGTTGTCGTTGCTCCACCGCCCTGTGGTCTTGGGTTCTTCTGTACCCATGAAGGCATTTTTGTTATTGCCCAGTCCTTAACTGGTGTTCTGTTATACCCATCAACAACAACAACTGTTCCATCTGCCTCTCTTGCAAGCTGATCTTTGCTTATGCGAGATAGCACATACTGAGGGTCATGTACAACATCAGCAAGTGCTGTAACTGCTGGGGCTTCAACTTCAAGTTGTCTCTGCCTAGCTTCTAGCTCTTGGATTCTTTTGTTTTTTGCCTCTTCAGCATCACGGTACTGCTGTGCCTGTTTTGCAATTGCCTCATCATATCTACCTTTTGCTTCTAACTCTTCTTGTTCCTTCTGCTGTTTAAAAGCAATTAAGGCATTTACATCAACATCTGGTGGAACAGCTTTTGCGGTTTCTTGAGCTTTGACATATTGATCCATCAACTTTTTATTATTTGCTTCAAGCTTTCTAACGCTTTCCCTCAAAGCTTCAACTTCTGTTGTATTAATAGGTGGATTTGGTTTGATAGGTTCGTCAGCCATAAAAAATCGTAATATTTATTTATAATATTAACCTAAAATTACCATTTGACCTTATGTGACCAGTACAAAGGTGACATAATTGTTGGATTTGGGTTTTGTGCGTTATGTCTTGCATAATAACTTTCTCTTCTTTTCTTTTCTGATTTTGTTTTTGGATTTTTACCAGCCCCTTTTACTCCCTGTTGTCCAAATCTTATTAATTTAACTTTATCTCCTTCTTTAGCCAGTACAACATGAGAACTTCTTGGGTGATTTGGTGTCGGTTTGGCTTTATTAACTTCTGTTAAGCCATATTTTTTTAGTTTACGTTCAATTTTTTCTTTTTTACTTAATGTCATTTGCCCTTCCTCTTCATTGCCATATTGTGTGCTTCAGTAAATGAAACCCCTTCTCTCATCTTGCGTTTCATATATTCCATATGAGCCTTTGTGTGACCATGAGCCTTTTGGTGTTTTGCAAGTGTGTTTTTTTGTCTGGTAGTTAGTTTCATTTTTTCTTCTTTGGATTTTTTAATCTATTTTCATGAATATCAATATCAGCTTTTCTTGCTCCTCCATCACCTGAAACAAAACTACTTACACGACCCATAGACCAAGTACCAACGGAAACATTTCTTGATCCGCTTCCTAAATATGCAGCAACACCTCTTTCATAAACTTTTTTCAAATCGCCTACAGTATAACGACTTCTATCCGCTTTTTTTTTCAAAGCTGTAGTAAGTGCATCTGTTTTAGTGGGTTTTTTAACGCTTGGTGCTTTTTTTGCGCTTTTTCTTTTTTTTGGTGGCATCTTGGGCAACTCTTGATTTGGATACAGCTTTTATATCAATTTTTTCACCACGCTTGTAAGCTGCTGCCGTTCTCTTTATTTCAGCGGCCTTTGCAGCTTTATTTTTAGCCCCACTAAGATATTTCTTAGCAACGCCAGTTTTTTTATCCTTTGGAACTTTTCTAAAACGTCTAGTCACCTTTCTTTTTTGATTTTTTGGCTTTTGGCTTTACTTCACTGTTTTCAGCCTTTGGCTTTGGTTCGTCATAAGTTTGAACCTTAAAAGTGTATCCCATTACTTTTTGCCTCCTTTCTTTTTCTTCTTTGTTCCTTTGGGCTTCATTGATCCGTAGTGTGAAGGCATGACAATAAAAGTAGCTGTCTTTATCTTACTTCCTTTTGCGTTTTTTAGCAGTTGATAAAGCTATTGCTTGAGCTTGTTTTAATGTCTTGCCCTCTTTCATCAGCAAACGTATGTTGCCAGAAATAGTCTTTTGTGATTTGCCTTTTTTGAGTGGCATTATTTAAAAAACTTTCCAGCATTGATGTCCTTGACAAAAGAATCCATATCTTTCGCCTTAAAAGCTTCTCTTAAAAATTCTTCCTGATACGCAATAGGGACATTCATGGTAGTCATCAACTTACCAAGCCGCCTAGATATATCAGGCTTATCAATGTTCATAAGCCTACAGTATCACTTACTATTATAGCTGATCTGTTGAGTATTACCCAGTAATCAAAAGTTGTTCTTGTTATAACACCTGTTACTTCGTCCATTTCAGTCAATGGTAAAGGTACTTGATATGCGTCTATTCCAAGTGCAGTACAAGCTTCTCCTACTGAATTATATTTTAAACCAGTTAATTTTTCTGCTTTTGCAATAGTTTCTTCTCGCCAAGGCAAAAAGTTTTCTTTATACCAATCACCATCTGGGCCAGCATGAAACTGACTTTTTCTTGTAGTTTTGACACTTGAACCAGCTTTCCATGTCTTAACATTTGCTTCTTTTCTCAATGCAAAGGCTGTTACTCTTTCATTTGTTTGTGTTTTATTTAAAAAGGTTTTTATTTCTGGATTTTCACCAGCGTATTGTTTTGCCAGTGCAAGAGCATCATTATTAGCTTTGTTGACTATAGATTTTGGGCCATGTATATTTCTTGCGGCTGCATAACTACCATTCCCATAAATACCATTACCAGCAAAATGTTCAGCACCTTTTTCACCGATTCCCTTGAATTGTTCTGCAAATTTTTTGTCATCTACCCCTCTGTAAATAATTAAATTCTCTCCATCAGCAGCTTTTACCACATCTGTTCTTTTCTTTAATTCATCAATATTTTTAACTCTTAAAGGTTTATTATTAAAAGTTTTTTGTCTCCAATATAGATAATCAAGATTTGCTCCTCTAGTAAACTGTCTTTCTGAGTCTCTCATATCAAAAGGTGTAAGCCCTTGCTCTAGTCTTTCAATTTGATCGTCATAAGGGCCAAGATCAAAAGGTGAAATCTTTTTCCCCTGTGCTTTAGCTTGATCTCTAAGATGTTTCTTATATGCTTTGATATTTTTAATTTGATCTTTATTGCTTAGTTTCTCAATCGGTTTTGATTTAACAAAGTCAGATGCTTTAGCTGTTCCTACAACCGCTTTAGGCTTGGGCTTCGGTTTGATATTTGTAGGCTTGCCATAGATTCTCTGTAAATCCTTCAGACTTCTTTCACTGTCATCATCACGCACAAGTTTTTTTATTGCTTTCTGTCCAGAACCTTCTTTCTTTGCAAGACGCTTAAAATAATTTACTTTTTTTTCATTACCTAAAGTCTTAACTTGTAGCTTTTTATCTTGCTTTAATAACCACTCACCATAAGTAGTGTCTTGTGGGACTCTTCCTGTTGCACTTGGTCTGGTAACAACCTTGCCCACTGGTGGCGGCTTTAAATCCTCAAAACCTTTTCTCTTACTTAATCCTTCATAATCAACAACAGGAACTGTAGTAGATCGGCAGTTGAAATGCTGTGGTGGTGTTGGGCCTCTGTTATATGCAAAAGTCTTACCATCTAAGTCCCTGCAAACTGCACTTGTTTTGCTATCAAGAGTTGCGACATATTGATATTTTGGTGCGACTTTACTGTTTGCTGCATAGACAGCCTGTGATGCTTGGTTTTGTACTTGATTAATTGATGTTCTTACAATAGTTCGCACCTGATAATTAGCAAGCTTTGTAATCTCACCACCAGCCGCTGCAATTTGTCTTACATTTCCCTTTTGTCCAAACTCAAGTCTGCCTATCATTCGTCTTGCGATTTGCTGTGTTGACTCTCCTGAAAACACACCTTGCCTTATATGCCTTGCGAGTGCGTCCTGCTGACGTTCTGCTATTCCTCTAAATGCTTTCTCAACTGTTTGGCCATTAGGTAATGTAATCGCTGCACCTTGTCTGGCCGTAAGTTCAAACTTACCAGAACCAAACTTTACGAAGTCATCTTCTGTAAATTGTTTACTGGTAAATATATTGACCTGTGTTGGATCAGTAGTGACAAAGGATTCTGCATATTTTGGACTGACAGCAACACTATTGATAGGAATATTACCTGATGCTGTTACTTTCTGAAGTTCATTCTTTATAAAATCAGTCTGTAAGAGTGCCAAGCCTTGCAACTCCTGTGTCATTTCTTTAGTTGTAGTTTTGGCCCATGTATTCAAACTTGTTTTTGACTGAGCAATGATAGCTCTAAGCCTTTTTCTAGTTTGTGGTGCAACAATCACACCTTCTGCTGCTGCCTGTTGTCTTAAATCAATCTGTCTTAGTTTTTTTGCAGATGCAACAATAATGTCGTTATAAGTTGAGACAAATTTTTTTGAAACAGAATTGCTATACCTACCTAAATCAATAGTCTCCCTAAAAAATACCTCTGGAGTATCCATTTATCATTCTTCCTCTTGCTCCTCTGGATCTGGGTCAGGTTCTTCTGGTGGCTCTACTTCTGTAAGACCTCCCTGCTGTGTGCCTTCGATCTCTTCCTCTACATCAAAGTCATCACCAAGAACCTCACCAGCAGAAAGTTGATTTAACAATGTTTCCTGTGTAATAGTTCCAGCAGTAAACAATGTGAGCAATGATGTTATCTCCTGAGGCTCTAGTCTTGCACTTACAAAGTCTCTATTTACAAAACTACTGCCAGCATTAGGTTCATTGAGATATTC